CCTGAGGCAGTGGATGGGAAGCGCTGGACCGTCCAGCGCTCAAGCCGGGAGGGTGCCACGAGCGCCCCCCGGCAATCGACCATGCGGGTGCCTGATGGAGTCAAGCCCTGCAAGGTGTGCGGTGGCCAGCACGACCGGGCGCTGCGGCTGAGGGAGCTAGCCCGGGCCAAGATTGGTCCCCGCTCCGCGAAGGCTGGTCTCAAGTACCGGGACCTGAGCGGCGAGGACACGCGGGAGTCGGTCGAACGGGTGCGCCTCAACCGGTGGGCCAACGTCTTCGTCAACCCGGTTCCGGCGGCGTACTGCCCGGAGGAATTGTCGGCCAAAATCGGCGGCATGGTCGGCGACCTGCGGGCTATGACGCTTGCCATGCTGGGCCTGACCGACCGGGACTTCAACGACCTAGAACTGGGCGAGGAGGCAGCCAACTGGGACGGGACCCGGTGGGCGACTCGAATCGCTCGAACGGCTCGCGGGGATATCGGCCACTATTCGACGTTCGAGGACGTGGCGAGGACTGCGGCATGGGTCGAGGAACAGCTGGCATCGGTCGAGGACGCACTGCCCGACGAGGACGAGGACGAGCAGGAACTGGACGAGCTGATGATGGAGATGCTCGCCGAGGAGTCCAGCTACGTCTCGCACGACCGGGGCAGCCGGGAGGTCGGGCTGATGCAGATAGACAAGCCAGCGCTCTCGGTGCCCGTTCGACCTGACCGGCATGCTCGCGGGAAGCGCTCGGCCGAGGAGGGTGACGTGCTCCGCGATGCGACACGGCTCCTGACCGATGGGCGTATCTTCGCTGGCCGCAGGCGCAAGGTCGGTGGGTCGGTGCTGGTCGATGCTTCAGGGTCGATGCACTGGGATACGGAGGCGCTCATCGAGGTCGTCTCCAGCGCACCGGCAGCAACCGTGGGTGTCTACTCCGGGCAGGGTGGCCGTGGGATGCTGCGGGTCGTCGCCAAGCGTGGCCGCAGGGTTCCGGATGAACTGGTTCGGACCCCGATGCGCGGAAATGAGGTCGATATCCCAGCGCTGGAGTGGCTCGGCAAGCAACCCGGACCCCGGGTGTGGCTCTCCGATGGGCAGGTGTGCGGGAGCGGCATGGACACGTCGTTCCTGCTGGGGATGGCGCTCAAGCTCTGCCGGATGCACGACATCCGCAGGGTCAACGATGCAAGTCAGATAGTCCCGGCGCTGCATCGGCGTGCGGGTGTGTTCGGCGGATACGGGGAGGACGAATGAACGAGCAAGCACTGGCAACGATGGCCAAGGTGGGCGAGGTCGAGTCGCTCAGGGTGGCAGCCGAACTGATGACTCCGGAGTTCAAGTCGGCACTCATCGAGGAGGAGTCGCTCGACGTGGAAGGCTGGACCAAGGTCGCGGTCTACACGCTGCTGAGGCGCAGGGCAGCCGTGTGTCACGCCATGGTCGAGAAGCTGGAGTCGGGTGACACGGAGGGTCGCGACGAGCTAGCCGACGAGGGTATGGCGGGGGACGTGGCCATGGCCAATCTCGGCAGTGACTACGCGGGTGTGCTCCTTGAACTCGCGAGCAGGCAGGCAGGCGAGTCCATCGCAGAGCAGGCCGAGGAGTACCTGAAGGGATACCTCTAGGCAGCCGACCTGTCGAACACTGGCCCCGGGTCGAACTGGCCCGGGGTCTTTGTTTATGCACTGACCACAGGAACTGAGATCCAACCCCCCAAGCCATGGGACTGCAGGTCTCGCCCTGGTGCTTGACCACTGCAGGAATAAGGCGCATAATCCCTGCATCCGGTCAGTAGCACCGGCGATGGGAGGAGGACCCCATGGACCAAGTCGAGATGCTGGAGCACCGGCTCCGCATCCGCGAGGAGATAGCCCAGCGCGAGGCTGTCACCGAGGAGATAGCCCGTCTCGAAGAGAAGGAGAGACTGGCGCTATCGGCTGCAGAGGCTGCAGAGGTCGAGGAGCGCTGGGCGGTCGCGGCGTTCTGGCACCTGCAGGCGAGGGACTTCGGCGCTCGCGCCGATGCCATCATTCGTACCGAGTCGGTCTTCGGACCCCTGACACTGGAGGACATGTGAAGACATTGACGCTGACATTCGAGCTGGAGCGCGAGACCAAGAACACGGTGCGCTATCAGGAGACCAGCAAGGCTCCCGCCATCGGCACGCTGTACGTCCAGAAGCTGGCGCTCGGCGAGGAGTACCCCGGCAAGCTCACGATGACGCTGGAGGTGGCGGCGAAGTGATGACCCGTCAGGACTTCCAAGCCATCGCCGACGTGCTCGCCGAGGCTCGGACCATCACCCCGGCTGACCTGAGCACTGAGGCGGCTGCAGGGTACGAGCAAGGGCAGGACGAGATGTTCGATGGGCTGGTCAAGGCTCTCGGCGACGTGCTCGCGGCCAGCAACGGACGCTTCGACCGGGGCCGGTTCGAGTATGCAGCGGGGGTGCGGCCATGATGTCCCGTCGGTACTGGCTGGCGTTCTGGCTGTACAACTCTGCACTGTGGGCCAGCATCGGGTGGATGGCATCCCGTAACTGGTAGACACTGCAGACACACGCAACACCGGAAGAGGCGCTCCCGTTCGGGGGCGCTTCTTCCGTCTCTAGGTGCCTGAGTACCGGATAGACCATGACTGGCCCCCCGGTGGGATTGTGGCCACGAGTAGACATCGAGGGCTAAGTCAGTGCTCACCCCCCGGGCAGTGCTCCTACCACGTACACCTTGGCCCGATTCAAGGAGTGCTCGTCGAGGGTTCAAGCCTGCGACGAGGGAGAGAGTCCGTGACTTGGGCACGATAACGCGGTTTCCCCCACCCGTGATAGTGCCCCAGTCACGAGTGTTACCCACAGCCCTCACCGGGGATGTTCAGTCTGGGGGGGGTGATGAACAATTCCGGGTCATTCCCTTGGCTAATCCTGCGATGTATGATGTGGCGCATGGCGGCGAAGGACCCTGCAGACGCTTCGACCCTCAGTGCTGGTCGGCCCACGGTGGCGCAGTCTCGTGCGAGGAAGGTCGAGAAGGCCAAGGCAGCGATGCTCGATGCTGCACCTCAGACCGTGGAGCTGTTCCTGAAGGCGCTCAACGGCGAACCTCCGTATGAGAACTTGAATCCGCACACGCGGGTAGGCATGATGATGAAGGCTCTGGAATATCAGCTGGGCAAGCCAGCGGTGGCCAAGGAGGTCGTGGTTGACCCGAAGAAAGAGAACGAAGGAGCTGCGGAAGATGAACCCCCCGAGGAACAGGGACTCCGTATCGTCTGAGCGGAAGGTCGTCGAGGCAGCCATGGCTCTCTCGTCGCGGGGTTTCGTCATCCCCACGACCGGGCTGATTTGGACCCCCGAAGGGTACAGGCCGCGTGCCAGCTAAAGAGATAACCCTCAACCCGAAGCAGCGGGAGTTCGTCAACACGCCGCTGCGCTACTCGGGATACTTCGGCGGAATCGGCGCGGGGAAGACCTTCTCAGGCATCCTTCGCGGACTGCAGCTCAGCCAGCAGAAGAAACCTGAGGGAGCGCTGTATGGCCCCCGAGGCATGATTACCGCCACCAACTACCCGAACCTCATGGACGCGGTGCTGCCCCAGTTCTTCGAGATAGTCGAGGGCACGGACCTGCTTATCCGGTATGAGGTCCAACGCAAGATTGCGCACCTGAAGAACGACGCGCAGATATACTTCCGCTCGCTCGATGACCCGAACAACATCCGTGGTGTCGAGCTGGCGTGGTTCTTCATCGACGAAGGCCGCAACGTGGACCGTCGCTCGTGGGACATCCTCATCGGTCGTCTTCGCCAGAAGGGCTACGACCACAAGGGCTGGGTCTGCTCCACCCCCAACGGCTGGGACTGGATGTGGCAGCTGTTCCACGAGGACTCCCCCGACAAGCTGCCGCAGGCGCAGTGGTACGGCGCTCCCACCGACCTGAACCGGGACAACCTCCCTGAGGGCTACGTCGAGGACTTGGCGCTGTCCTACCACGGCGACTGGTACAGGCAGGAGGTGCTGGGCGAGTTCGTCGGCCTCATGGCTGGCGCTGTCTTCCCGCACTGGGTGCCCTCCAAGTACGCCGTGGAAGTCAACTACGACCCAGAGCTGCCCCTGTATTCGTTCTGGGATTTCGGCATCGGGGACCTGCAGGTGGTCCTCTTCGCGCAGGTCGCGCATATCCCGATACAGATGCCTGACCTGTCGATTCGCTGGCAGAAGGAACTTCGGTTCATAGACCTCTTGGAGGCTAAGAACCGGACTGCGGCTCAATGGGCGCAGGAGTGGCACAACTGGCTCGACAGGAACACTGCGGGCAGAAGGCCAAACCTGAACATAGGCGACCCAGCCGGGAAGCAACGAGCGCACACCGGAACCTCGGTGATGGATGACCTCGCTGCGGCCGGTGTGGTCGTTGTACCTGCCCCCAAGAAGCCGCAGGATTATGCCATCCGCATCTTGGACAACATGATGGCGGGTGACTTGGTGAAGGTGGACAAGGACAACTGCTCGCGGCTATCGGCTGCCTTCGCTACGCACCACTGGAAGACCGACGACAACGGCAACCGCACTGGGACCACCGCTATCCATGACTGGACATCGCACTTCTGCGATGCTGCACGCTACGGTGCCACGCTGCTGTTCGGCTACAACCAAGAGGTCACCGGTCCTCCCGAGAGAGAGCCGTACAACGCTGCACAGTACGGCTGGGTAGAGCAGCAACTGGATTCACTGGCGAACAAGGAAGACCACTGGATAGGCGAAGGTGACGAAGAGCCGGTGCTCTTCTCCCCGCTGGTGCTCGGAAGGAACTGACATGGGATACGGCAACGGATACAAGGTCTACAAAGACGTAAAGGACCAGCTGAAGCTCTACGACCGTAGGCTGCAGATAGCGGAGAAGAAGTTCAAGGAGTGGGAACCTGACGTGAAGAAGCGCTACAAGCGCTACCGTCAGGAACTGCTGCCTACGCAGGTAACCGCCGATGGGCACCGTATCTCGACCCCGTCCGGTACGGCTACCATCGACAGCCTGTTCTCGTCCCTTACTGCGGTGCAGGTGGACCTTGAGATAGAGAACATCGGCCAAGGGACACGCGACCAAGCCTACGTCACCGAACTGGGGCTGAAGCAGGAGTGGAGGGTTACGAAGGCGCAGCGCAAGTCGCACCCTGCCATCAAGGACGCTCTCATCGCAGACATCGGCTGGGTGAAGACCTACTACGAGTACGCGGAGCACGACGAGGCATACGACCGCTCCGAGGCGGACATGCAAGCGGACATCGAGGACGTGTACATGGCGGCGCTGGACGACGGCGGCGAGCTTCCCGACCCCGCCGAGGTGTCTAGGGCTACCGCCAAGGAAGAGGTCGTCACCATCGTGGACATCGACCGCATCTGCGTGGAGTACGTGCCTTGGGCCTCTCTCCGATGGGACCCGACCGCATCGCGCCTGCGCGACATCCGCTGGGTGGCGCAGGTCACCAAGCTCCCGCTCGAAGAGGTCAGGGAGAACGCCGACTACATCGAGTTCTGCGGACAGCACAACAACGGGAAGAAGCTCCGCGAACTCACCGCCGACGGGCAGTTGGAGGAAGTGGCCGGTCAGACGGATATCCCCGAAGATTCCGACATGGTGACCGTCTACGAGGTCTGGGACCTGCAGACCGCGAAGGTCTTCACCTACGCCAAGGGCCGAGACTTCCTGCTCTACGAGGCTCCGAACCCCTTCGCCATCTATCCGGACATCTGGGACCGCTCGCCGTTCGTGCCCTGCGTCCTGCGCGAGGACCCCGAGAGCGTCATGGGCGTGTCGGACATGCGCATCATCATGCCGCTGCTGGATGAGTTGGACACCATGCACAGCAATCTGGCGACTTACGTGGACCGCTACACCCCAAAGCATCTGGTCAAGGGTGGAATGCTCACGGAGTCGGGCAAGAAGGCGCTGAAATCACGCGAATACGGCATCCAAGTAGAAGTGGAGCAGGGTTACGAGCCATCAACGGACCACAAGGAAATCAACCCGCCACCGCTTCCTTCCGAGATATTTGCCATCCCGCAGCGTCTTGAGCAGGAGATACGTGAAGCTACTGGTGTATCAGACCTCATGCGTGGACTGTTCCCAGAAGGCACGCGCCGTAGCGCAACAGAGACTGAGCAGGTTGCGGCAGGCACTGCATCAAGGCAGTCAGAGAAGCGCAACCTACTCGAGGAGTTCTACCTCACGCTGGCGAGGAAGATACTGCTGCTCATGCAGGCGTTCTACGACAGGGAGCGCATCGCTCGCGCTGTCGATGAGTACGGCGAGTTCCAGTGGGAGTGGAGCAACGAAGACATCGTGCTGGACGCTGAGCTGCACATCACGCTCACTCCGGTCGAGGAGAAGACCCTGCAGAACAAGAAGGACGACGCGATGGCGCTCGTCAACCTGCTGGGACCACTGCCCATCGTGGACCAAGCAGCGCTCATCACCTACGTGCTGGAGGAGTTCAACGTGCCTCGCACGCTCATCTCCGAGATAGTCAAGACCCCGGAGGACGTGCAGGTCCAGCAGCAACAGGAGCTGCAGGTACAGGGCGAGCAGGCGGCGGTTGCCGCTGGCGCACCGCCCAACCCGACCAACCTGCCGGGTCCGTTCGCAGGCGCGGACGTTGGCGCTGTCGCCAACACAGGCGAGCTGCCTCCGAACCTCGCAGGAGCAACCGGCGCAGCACCGGTAGACGAAGGTGCCGTTGCTGCTTTACTGCAGTAGACACAGGTGTATACTCGCCCTGAACATCCAAGACCGGATGTCACAGCCCTCTTGGGGGCCAAGGACAGGAGGCACAGATGGACAGCATGACGGTGGAAGAGGCAGCCGCAGAGGCAATCGCCCAAGCTGAGGCGGAAGACGCAGCAGCGGAAGCAGGCCAAGAGGGTCAGACCCCACAGCCTGCCAGTGACGAAACCCCGGCGGTGAAAGAGGAAGATGTCCCCACCGAGTATTTCGGTGAG